TAAGCTATCACACTGTTCGCTTATGCCTACAGTCTGGATAGCATTGTCAATAAAGTGCTCAATGATGTTGTCTAGCATGGTAACTAGATCAGCAATGAACATAGGGTGATCCTTCCATTCATCAAAGTACTCTAGGTTTACACTTGACAGGCAGCAGACTGCTGTACGGTCCTCACCTGTAGGTAGTGTAATCTCTGAGCATAGGTTACTCTGGCGTACCTTTAAGCCTAGCTCCTGCTGAGACTCAGGTAATGCCTCATTACACCTGTCCATGTTTACAATGTAAGGTTCACCTGTTTCTGCTCTAGTGTGCAGTAGCTGCCACCATAGATCCCTAGCGGATACAGTCTTGATAGCCTGCTTAGACTTAGGGTCTATGAGTCTCCAGTTCTCATCATTCTTTACACGCTTGAGAAAGGCATCACTAATGTTAACACCATTGTGTAGATTAAGACATTTACGGTTAAGATCACCACCAGTGGTCTTTCGCATAGCAATGAATTCTTCAATCTCTGGGTGGCTGATGTCCATATACGCTGCATAACTACCCCTCCTAGTAACGCCTTGGTTAAAGGCTAGCATCTGACTGTCTACGACGTGCATGAAAGGGATGCTACCAGTAGACTGACTACCGTTAGCAGTAGAAACCCCGTTACTCCTAACATCACCCCAATAGCCTCCCAAGCCTCCACCTCCACTTGCCAACCATATGTTCTCATCGTAATGAGCAGATAGGCCGCTACGAGAATCAGGAACATAATTGAGAAAACAGCTAATAGGTAAACCACGGCTGGTTCCCCCGTTGCTAAGTATAGGAGTGCTAAAACCAAACCAGCTCTTGCTACTGTAGTCGTAAAGTCGCTGCGCAAGATCGTAGTCAGTATACTCTTGATACGTTGCGCCATAGACTGAGGCTCTTGCGAATGCTTCTTGTGCATGGGTTTCATCCTGCCATAAGTATCTATCTTTGAGTGTCTCTACTGAAAAAGTATTTAGATTATCTTCTCTAGCATAGTCAATGGTTATGCCTAGGTAATCCTGTTGACCTACCTTACTTGTCATTATTTGTTCCTTTCACTTGTGTCTGCTTCTATAATAGCTAGTAGTCTGTTCTCATACCACTGTGCTTTGCGTAGGTCTTTAACAGCGTTGCCCTTGCCCCTGCACCGCCACATGTACTTGAATGAGTTACCTCTGAGGTAGCCTATGAATTCTTCTCTGGATAACATAGACTCCATAGCGTCAATACATTCTACAGCGCCTTGGTCTGCATAATGTGTGGGGCTGTTTACATCATCGTCACCCCAAGCAGTCTTAAACTTGTACCCTTGGCGTGTGTAGCTGCTTGCCATGTTTGCCTCCGACATCTTTTCATCTTTAGTAGGGAATAAGGGATGCTGGTCTGGACCATTGCGGTGCCATTTGTTTATCCTGCTCCATGCTTCCGGTGATTCATCATCAATACTCTTGGTCATCATCGTTTCCCCAGTCATTCAGTTCCTGACTCTCTAGTTCTTCTTCAAACAAAGCCAGCCTGTTAATAAATTTATCTTCAAACCTGTCTACTATTTCTTCCGCTGTAACATCCAGCAATGTAAGCAAGTCATCTATATCGTACCGTGTTAATACACGTTCTCTTATCTCATCCATTGTTAATGACATGATCTGCATACTCATCTAGTGTGTAAAAGTCAAATCCTTCCTTAGCGCACCACTGTCCCATAGTTATCCTAGAACCCTTCCTGACTTTTTTATTAGGGTCAGACAGTACAAATACTAACTTAGTAGGTGCTATCATATCACGGATAGCAGTGTACTTCTGTGTATCCCCTGCTCTAAAGAACCCTTTAGTTTCTATGATGTCACCTGTCTTCTTGTCTACAAAATCTGGCTTGTATTTCCTATGTGTAACATAAGGTATATCATATGGCTCATATAGGAACCTACCCTTAGGCATAAGTTTAGCAAACTTCTTCTCAAGCCCAGACCTGTATACAGCCTTAGAGTGTTTCTTGGACTTTAGGCTCATTGACTACCTCCGTTAAGTATCTAGGGCCGCTTGAGTATAAGAAGGTTCTTAGCTCAGGGTAACATGCGTGCTTAAAGTGACAGTAGGAACAACCCATAGCTAGTTTCATGTTGCCTGACTTACCGTCTGGGACAGTAGCATGGCAAAGCTCCGGTGGTTCTTCCTGCTTAACCATCTCTTTGATATGTATTATACGTTCTTCAATGTCTTTCTTTAGGACAGGGTAAGCTGGTGCTTCTTCGTCCTCTAGGTCATACTTCAGGAATGCCAAGTGCCCGTTAACCTTGTCCATAGCCAGCCAGCCTACCTCAGTCTCACCTTCAGACCTAGCGTAGCCTTTGATCTGGTCTATGTAACCAAACGGGTCATCGAATGCTAAGGAGCCATCCTTAAACTTCTTAAAGCCAAAGGGGCTAGCAGACTTAACATCAGTCACTACACCATCTATCTTACAGTCCATGCTGCCCTTAATGCCTTGTACTTCAGCCAATGCCTGCTCATGGGTTACTGTGTGTCCTGACAGCCTTGTAAGTAGCAGTAACATTTCCTCAATCAAGTGTCCGTACATGAACTTGACTAAGGTATGTGACTGCATTTTTTCCTTGGGACCGACATTGTGGCAATGGTTCCATAGGTATCTATCAGTCTTGCCTATGTTGGACATACGCAGCTTACGGCTATCAAAGCTCTTACTGTTGCCAAACTCTTTACGCATGAGAGTTTTACAGGCTTCTCCAAAACTATCTATAGCTGATTCTACATCTACCGCACTGTCCGGTGTCTTGTTCTGCATCAGCTTGTAAATGTCTTTTATTAATGTATCAGTTGTCTTCATTGAAATGTCCATCTAGTATCTCTTTAGCTACGTTAGCGCCCACCACAAACCATTCATTCTTACTGGCATGAGTTTCTCGTAACAGGTTATGCGCTTCTGTTTCAGCCTTTCTTCTATCAGGCACATCATAGGAAGCTACTAATATGTAATCCCTGTAGGGTGTAGCTGTTTGGAAAGACCTTAGCCTATCCCTTGCGTCTACTGCCATTCCTATCTTACACCAGCTAGGATAAGCAGGGCTGTACAGTATGTATATCTGACCTTCCTTAGCTGTACTGTAGTTCTCTAAGGACTCAAACGCTGCATGACCAAAGGACTTGTACTTTCCTGGCTTATGTAATGGATGCGTGGTAGATATATATTTACCGTCAACCCACATTTTGTTCTTATCAGACACTCTTGCCTTTTTCTTTGCACACTCCTTGCAAATATAATCTCGTCTAGCCAAGGAAGATATATACCAAGTCTTATCAGGAACAAGCTCTACATCACAACGATTACAGTTCCTAGTGCGTGTCTGCCCAACTGTCTCCGACCTTGTACTTTCCTGTGAGTGGGCAGTTGAGGTTGTAAAAAGCTCCAGTTGCTTCCAAGCATTCGACTGCGAGTCTCCCGTAAACGTCTGCTTGATCTGATCTAACTTCTGCTTGAACTTCATCATGTATATTTCCTACAAAATAATAGTCTAACCCTGCCAGTGTAGCACGTTCATGCAACAAACACAAGGCTTTTTTCATCACGATAGCGCCAGCACTCTGCAATAAAGTGTTCAACGCAGCGTGCTCATGTCTAATGTATAGTCTCCTGCCGTCTAATCCTTCAATGACTCCACTAGCTGCTTCTCTAGCAGTGCCGTCTCTAAGATCTGTAAATGCTGGGAGATTAGACATAAATCTTTGTTTAAGCAATCCGCCAAGTCTTGTGCCTCCTTCAGCCACACTGCCAAGCTTTGCGTCTCCTGCTCCGTATAAGAGTGCATAGATGAAAGTCTTCGCCTGATCTCTTGATTCAAGTCCTGCAAGTTTTTGGTTTGTTGTGTGAATGTCTCCGTTAATGATCTCATTAATATACTCCTGATCGTTCATGTAATGAGCTAGCATTCTTAGCTCTAGTCCACTGGCATCAAAGCCTACTAGCTTGTAGCCATCTCTAGCAATAAAGCACTGCCTACACTGCTTACCATAAGGTGAGTAGCTTGCCGGTACTTGTGCAAGGTTAGGTTTACTATGCGTCATACGGTTAGTTACAGCGCCTAGGGTGTTCACATAGCCGTGTATCCTGTCTGTGTCATCATTGGCGGCTTCTAACCAAGACTGTACCTGTGCAATCCTTTTCTGAACCATAAGGAACTCAGATATTAGCTGTGCTTCCGGTATGTCTTTAACTTTAGACAGTATGGCTTCATCCACTATTGGCTGACGAGTAGGCGTTAGCTGCTCAGGCTTCCATCCAAAATCCTGAAGGTACTCTCCTATTTGTTTTCTGGAACCTAAGTTAAAAGGCTTCAGCATCATACGCATGAAAGGATTAGGGCTATGTGCTTGCAGTAGCTGTTCATACTCAGCGTCTGTCAAACCTACTTTAGATAAACTACCATCCTTCTTAAATCTAGGTGTAACTTCCTTAACAACTACCCACTTAGGCTTAAACTTCTGGTGTACTTTATTCTCTAGGTTCATCTTAACTTCTTTAAGTTCAGCCAGTAGCTCCATAGCGTGTCTAATATCTATAAGCCAGCCATTGTCTATTTGCTGAGTTATAATAGACTGCACTTGGTGCTCTAGCTCTATAGAGCCATTGCTAAACTTCCTAAGATTTAACTCACCTTTGCATCTTTCCCATATCTTAGCGGTAACCTTTACGTCCTGAATACAGTAAATGATCATCTCAGATGTCAATTGGGACCAATCCTCGTAGTCACCTTTAGGGAAGTTAAGAGTCTCACCCCAGTTAGCTAGGCTGTGGCCTCCTTCACGATTAGGATTAGCCAGTCTTGACATAATCAAGGTATCCTCTACCCTAGACCTGTCCACAAACACGTTCCAGAGCTTTTCTAATACAGGTAGATCAAAGCCTAGTAGATTATGACCTACTATCTTAAAAGAGCCTGCTAAAGCGCTTGTGAGGCTCTCAGGGGTGCAGTGTGCCTGTATTACTCCATCCTGCATGGTTACTGCTACCCAGATAGTATCGGGGTTTAGACCGTTTGTTTCTATGTCTAGGAACATTGGTGCTTCAGAGTGCATTGTCTACCTCCTTGGGTTTAGCTGTTTCAGTCATTCTACCAGTGAAGTTATTATACTTCAGGTAGCAACATGCACCAGTTAAACCAGCATAACGATTCTTCAGTATTCTCACCGTAGTAGTGTTCCTGCGTTCCTCGTTGTCCTCTTGCTGATCTCTTTCTAAACCTATCACCATATCGGATAGCTGTGCGATAGCTTGTGAACCTCTAAGCTCGCTCAAGCTGATCTGCCCACCGTCCTCATGTGACCTGCCTTGTGACCTCTTAAGGTGTGACACTAAGAACAAGCCAATGCCTAGCTCTTGTACCAGTGACCTAAGCTTGGTCATGATAGCGTCAATTGCTTTGCGCTCGTCTTGGTTCTCTTGTGCTGATACTACAATAGACAGGTGGTCCAGAATAATCCACTTGCAGTCTAATGCCTTTGCCATGTACCTGACTCTGGCTAGTAGATTGTCCTCACTTGTGCTGCCCCAGTGGTCAAATAGGAAGTACCGGCCTGTGCCTAGTGTGGCCTCCCAGTAAGGTCTAGCTACCTCTTGGTCCAGAGCTTCCTCAAGGTGCAAGGGGCAGTCTGCTTCTACTGACATGATACCCAGTGCAGTCCTAGCTATATCTTCCTCTAGGGCCAGGATTCCAATGTTATCCTCAGTAGCGTGCAGCATGTAGTGCTCTAGCTCCCTAACTATTTGGCTCTTGCCCATCCCAGAGCCTGACGTTATAGTCACTAGCTCATAGGGTCTAAAGCCTTTAGTATAGGTATTTAAGCCTGACCACGGATAGGGTATAGACTTAACCTTCATTTTGTTGGTCAAGGCATCCCATGTATCGCTACCGGAAACAATACCATCGGGTTGGTAACCCTTAGAATTCCACCATGCTGATACAAAGTCCTTCACCTTACCTGCTACCAGCATATCACTGGCGTCTTTAGTGGGTAACGTGCAGATCTTTAGCTTGCTGGGTGAGAACAAATCCTTGATCTCGTCTATAGCTTGCTGTCCTGCTGGGTCCGCATCAAAACATACTACAACACTATCATAGCCCTCTAAGAATTCTAGGTTCTCCTTGACCTCTTTTGCTGCCGCTGATGCTCCATTGCGTAGCGATACTACATCCCACTTGCAGTCGAACATCTCAGCCACGCTAAGTGCGTCTAGCTCACCTTCTGTGATGGTAATAAACTTACCTTTACCTCTACAGGTGTTTTGACCAAACAAGCCTACACCTTCGTTCATGGTGCCGGTAGCAAAAAAGTCCTTGCTTTTGACTACTCTAATCTTACTTGCTTTTATTTCATTTGAGCCGGTAGCATAGTAGGGGTATATATGCTTGGCTATCTTGCCCTCTGTATCGAATTCCACTGTGACGTTGTACTTTTTACAAGTCTCATGGCTGATACGTCTATCTGGTATGGCTGCAACTACTCCAGTCATTTCCAATGGCCTCCTGTGTTGGGTGGGTGCGCTTGTGTGCGCTACATTGCCATTACTTTTCTCATACAATCCGCATTTGAAGCAATAGCCGCTACCTGACTCGTAGCGACTAAAGGCATCAGAACTACCACACCCAGACTGATCTGGGCATGGTTCGTGCTTTACAAAGGGATCGTCCTTTTCCTTAAAGGTCTGCATCTATTGCAGGGCGTGGGTTATCTGCATCATATGGTGGCTGTGCTGAGATAACACGAACACCATTGAAATACAAGGCTACACCATATACACCATTAGGCTTGCCTAGTGCATAGCTAACGCGGACCACTGAACCTTTACCTAGCTCAGTGTCTGGTAATGGGTCATCGGCATCTTTAAGAATTTCTCCTTCACTGCCCTTCATGACAAAGTTAGCAAAGCCTGATGTTAGCTTGCGGATGTTACCTTCCTTAATGATTACACCTTTCAGCTTAAGGGCTTCTGTGTCCTCATCTGAGAGGACTAGGTTAATATTGTACTTACCAGTATCCTGACCTTTATATATATCAGTAGTGGTTAATTTTGAGTCGTAGGCTAGTGTGCCTTCTAGTATTGCCATCGTTTCTTACCTCGATTGTGGTCTTAAGTTACTTAAGTCTGCTTAGTTAATACTTATTAATTGCTGTAAGTATCCCTTAGCGGACTTATGTATTGTACAAGCTTTTCTTATGCTTGTGTTAAGTTTTTTGTAACAAATTGTTACGCCTTTGCATTTGACTGACTGTAGCCAGTAACTCGGTTACGTCCTCCTGTGTTGCTATATTATTAAATCTTGCTGTATTAGACTCCAGCAAGCACCTAGGGCATAGGTCAAGGTAGGTATTTGTTGCCTTGTCCTTAACCTGACCCTCTACTAGCGCATTGCAAGCCCTACAGACAGCCATTAGTGGTATTCTCGATTAAATAGCTGGTTATATAGCTGTTGTATTTCCGCATCGCTACGGGCCTCAATTTGCCTTGTCAACTCTATGTGCGCCCAACCCATTACATCCATAATGCTGGCTGTGTTTATCTCGTATTCTACTAACAGCGTTTTGTAATGCTCAATAACGTCTATTTCGTTATCATCGGTGGCATCAATGTCCATTCCTAGTTCGCTCATCTTTAAGACTCCTGTTGCCAATAAGCCTTGGCAAATGCGAGTGCTTGGACTTTCTTGAATTCAGCCCAGGCATACGCTTTTGCCTTTTTTAATTCAGCCCATGCAGGCGCTTTTGCTTTCTTGAATTCAGCCCAGGCATACGCTTTTGCTTTCTCGAACTCAGCCCATGCATGCGCTGTTGCTTTCTCGAACT